GAGTAACTTTATCTACTATACATCAACAAAAAGGTGGTGAAGCAGATAATGTTATTGTTTCTTTAGATATAGGAAAAATGGCATACGAAGAATATCGTACTAATCCTATTAGCGAGCATAGACTGTTTTATGTTGCTTTTTCTAGAGCTAAAGAAAATTTATTTATAATAACGCCACAATCGCGGGAGGCATATAGAATATGAGTAAACAAATTGGAATGTTTAAACCAAAATCAGAGTGGGTTCCACCTATGGATTTTCCTAACATTAAAGACGCAGATAAAATAGCAATAGATCTAGAAACAAAAGATCCTAATCTTATGCAGAAAGGCCCAGGTTGGGCTACTAATGACGGAGAAATTATTGGTGTTGCTATCGCTGTGGACGGTTGGAAGGGATACTATCCTATTCGACATGAAACAGGTTTTAACCACGATCCACGAGTCGTGTTTGATTGGCTTAATGAAGCTCTTTCAGGAGACGGAGAAAAAATAGCTCACAACGCTACTTATGACTTTGGTTGGTTAGAAGCTGAAGGAGTCAAATGGAATGGTCGTATCATTGACACAATGATTGCTGCTCCTTTAATTAATGAAAACAAATTTAGTTATTCTTTAAATGCAGTATCAAAAGAATATTTAGCTGAAAGTAAAAACGAATTTCTTTTAAATGAAACAGCAGCACAATGGGGTGTTAATCCTAAAAGCGAAATGTTTAAAATACCTTCTCAATATGTAGGAGAGTATGCTGAACAAGACGCAGTGCTGTCTTTAAAACTTTGGGATAGATTAAAACCTGAAATAGTTCAACAAGACTTGCAAACAGTTTTTGATTTAGAAACTGACCTCATACCTATTCTTATGAAGATGAGAAAAAAAGGTGTGAGAGTGGATTTAGAACAATTAAAGAAAGCTGAAAAGACATTTGTTAAAAAAGAAAATGAATTAATGAAATTCATCTTTGAAAAGACAGGGCTCAAATGTGATATATGGGCTGCTCGTTCCATTGCTACCATTTTTGATCAGTGTAAGATTGATTATCCTAAAACAGAAAAAGGTAATCCTAGTTTTACAAAAAGCTTTTTAGAGTTTCATCCTCATCCTATTCCGAAGGCAATTGTTCAGGCCAGAAACTTCAACAAGGCACGGACCACGTTCCTTCATACAATAGAAAAATATCAGCATAACGGAAGAATTCATGCGAACATTAATCAGCTACGAACAGAAAATGGTGGTACGCTGACAGGTCGTTTTAGTTATTCTAACCCTAACCTTCAACAAATTCCTGCTAAAGATGACGCTGAATCGGATATTAAAATCGGTTCCTTAGTTAGAGGATTGTTCTTACCTGAAGAAGGAGAGAGGTGGGGTTCTTTTGACTACTCTCAACAAGAGCCACGACTCGTGAGCCACTATGCAAACATCGTGAAGCTAGAGGGTGCTGAAAAAATCGTTAAAGCTTACAATGAAGACAAAGAAACAGATTTTCATACAATCATGGCTGAAATAGGAAATATACCTCGTAAGAGCGCTAAAACCATAAATTTAGGGCTATTTTATGGCATGGGTGTGGGAAAGCTATCTGATCAATTAGGCATTGATCCTGAAGAAGGTAAATCTTTAATCAAACAATATAATGAAAGAGTTCCTTTTGTTAGACAATTAGCTGACGCAGTATCTGACCATGCTAATAAAAGAGGAGCTGTTAAAACTTTCTTAGGTCGAAGATGTCGTTTTGAATTATGGGAGCCAAAAGCATTTGGTTCTTACAAAGCGTATCCTTTGGATAGAGCTAAAGAAGAGTATGGTGAATATACTCCTTTGAAAAGATCAGGGACGTATAAAGCTTTAAATAGGTTGATACAAGGATCAGCGGCTGATCAAACAAAAAAAGCCATGATTGATTTAGATAAAGAAGGTATCAATCCTATGATTCAAATTCACGATGAACTAGCCATTAGTCTTAATGGTGATCCTGAAGTGGAGAAAAAAGTCATTGATATTATGGAAAACACGATTGAAATGAGTGTTCCTTCCAAGGTCGATGTAGCAATAGGAAACAATTGGGGAGAAGCAAAATGAACTGTTGGCATTGTAATACACAATTAATATGGGGTGGAGATCATGATTTAGAGGATGAAGCAGAAGAATATATCATGGTGACAAATTTAACCTGTCCTAATTGTGATAGTTATGTGGAAGTTTTTCTTCCTGAACAAAAAAGTTTTAAAGTTATAAAAGGAGAAAAAAATGAGAATAACCTATAATAATGGTGAACTAAACTTATCTTTAACTAATGAAGAAGTGGATCATATTGCTGATAACAAAGGTAGAAGTATACCAATGGATATTAGTTGGCTGAAGGTTTTACATGAAGATATTTCAAAATGCGTTTTAGCTCATTGGTCTGCTGTTGAAGTATGGGATGCATTAGAGGCACATCAGAAAACTGTAAAAAGCATAAGTAAAAAAGAAGAATAAGTATTATATTCTCCTCTAAATAAACCAAGGAGATAATAATGTTTAACCTAACTAATAAAGCCAAAAATCATTTCTTAAACTTCTTTAAGCAAGAAGATAAAGATCAATCAATCAAAGACTTCTGTCAAGCAGAATATAAAAAAGATTGGTATGCAGCCTATAGATCTTTTAAAGAAGAAGGTCAGTTCCCTAATTTTATTAGAAGAACTCTTTAAGTATTAGCTACTATTTCAGCTAGATGTTCACATCTGTTGGTGGTTTGCTTATGCCACCTAGAATCTTTCATTTCATCCGAAGCTTCTTTCCACTTCTTGTTTCTCATGTTTTTCCACATCTTGGAGAAATTTCGGACACCTTGAGTTCCTAGTTGAAAAACCATTTCCACAATAACGTGTTCTATATGAACAGGTAAATCGTGACCAATACATTCCTCAATTAGAGCATCAGCTCCCGCTGCTGCTCTGTTTAAATCTAAATCAAATAGTTCATCTATTTCTTCTCTAGAAATTTTTTTTCCTTCAGGAAATCTTTCTCTTTCATGTGGTTTAATAAGGTGGCCTATGCCAATCGTGGCTTTTCCTAAACTGTCCAAATATACGTGATCAACAATTCCTTCCGCAGAAGTAACTCTAGCTCTTAACTCATCTGTAATTTCAATCATGATGCACCTATACCCCAATGTTCTTCATGGGGATCTTTTTCTACCTTTCTTTTAAATATATTTATAATAAATTGAATTAATTTCATTTATTTAAGTTTATACCCTAAACCACTATATTTGTCTACACTTCCACCATCTTTAAATGCAAAACTTAATCCACCTTCTACTCCTTGATCACCAATACCAATATTATAATTTACAGGAGTATTATTAAACATAAACTGATCTTTGTATCCAATACTATTTGGATTAAAAGGATCAAATTGAATTTTATCTAAATTATATTTTTGAGCTAAATTTTGTAGATTTTGTAATTGACCTATTAAATTTATTCCTACGTTATCTGCTCTTGCATTAGCTAAATTATATTGATTACTCACGTTAGGTTTTGCCTTAAAAGGAAGATTATCTAAGTTAACAGTTCTTTCAGGTAAAAAAGGAAACTCTTCGTCAAATTGTTCATTTGACATTTCAGTTGGAAGAAAAATACTATCTAAAGATTGTGTATTAATTTTTTGATCATTAAAAGTAGGGCCTACAAAAGCCCCTCCTATTGCATCTGCTTCACTTGAAAAAGGATCAGGTTTTGGAACAACAAACTGACTTTCACCTCTTAAAGCGTTTGGAATACCTTGAGTGACAAAATCTTTTCCTTTGTCATACAATCCTTTTAATAAAGATATTAAAGGAGTTCCCTTTTCAGCGAAACCTTTAGCAATACTTCCAAGACCATAACCAATATCACTTCCAATTTCTCTAAAGGTGGGACCGTATTGATTAGCTAATCTTTCTCTCTCAGCAGTAAGACTACGAGGAGCATCTGAAGTCATTTGCAACAATGTTCCCCCAGTATTAGGAACTTGTTTTGTAAACTTATTTTTAAAATCAGTTGTTCTTTGTTCTTGAAAAGCTCTTCTCGCTAATCTATCTGCACTCACATCTTGGCGACCATCAAAAAATGCATCACGAGTCATTTCTCTAACTCTTGGAGAAGTGCCTCTATTAAAAGCCACCATGCTTTTTTGCAAATCTTTAAAAGATTTAGCCATTATGCTACCACCTGTGGTTTTTTAAACTTTTTAGATTCATAGAGATCCACGATACCACCTTCTGCTGCATTAAACAAAGGTAATCCTACTGACTCTAAACTGCTCATTGTTTGTGAGTTGGTTGATCCACCAATTCCTTCACTTATGGAAGCTAAATTTAATTGAGGCACGGACAAAGGTTCAATGATATCAGATCCTGTGTCTCCTCTACTAACTTGAGGTTCCGAAAAGGTGACTGTACCTCCACCTTTTGGAATATCATTAGGAATAACCTCCTTAGTATTATCTTCTATATCGTTAAGTTCATCTAAGAATATGTTTGAATCTCCTTGAAGGTTGTCAACATCTATAAGAAGTTGATCTAATTGATCAGGCTTACTTGGGTCTTTTTCAAATAACTGAATATTATCTAAAATATTTTCAATATTTTCTTTAGCTTTTTCTATATTTTCAATATCAAAACTAGGATCTAATCCTACTAATTCTGTGTTAATAGCAGAATCTTTTCCTCTTTGTTCTAATTCTCCTAAAGTAGCTCTAAAAAATTGCACCAATGAAGCTTTTCTTCTTATAGCAGGAAGAGTTGAATCAAATCCTTCAATAGCATATCTTAGTGTATCAGGACTTGTTAAAAAATTAGAAAAACTTCTAACACCTACTAAAGATCCCACAACTCCTATAGGGCCTCCAAAAACAAATTTTAAAGCTTTTGCAAGTGGATGATTTAACATAACATTAAATCCTCCTTGACCACCAATAGCAATACTTCTTCTTAGAAAGGATCCTGTGCTAGGTATAAATATGTTTTGTTGTCTTGATAACATATCAATCACATCAGTAACGTAACCAGAAGGTAATTGTTGAGATTTTGGTAAACCTTCATTCATTATATTTACTAATTGATTAAAAGCCTTACCTTTTACTTTTCCTCCTGCACCATCTAATCCTAATTTTTTAATTAAAACACCTGTGTCTAAAATTGCTTCTGAAGTTCCATCTTTTGTTTTTGTGGCTGAAGTAAAAGCATCATCAAACCAATTTCTTGCTAATTGACCTGCTAATTTTCTATCACCACCAGTTATTTTCATAAAATCATCAACTGCTGAAGGAGACATTCTTCTAAGTAAAGGACCAATTAATTCGTCAATATATTTTTTTGACTCTCCCTTAAATTTACCACTCAAAGCAGTAAAAATATCATCAACACTTTCAATTTGTCCAGCTACTACTCTTTCAAAAGGTTCTCTAGCCGTTGTATATATTTTTCTAAAATCTACAATTTGTGTTATGTAATTTTTAATAATGGCTTGATCTTCTTTTGAAAACTTAGCTAAAAAATCATCAGCGTTAGCGTTATCTAACAGGTTTCTCATTTCATCAAATGATGAACCTAATTGTTTTTTGGTAGTTCCTGGTTTACCTTTAGCAGATTTTACAGAGTTTTCTAATTGCTCCATTATAGTTTTCCAACCTGTGTAATTTATTCTAGCGTTTTCAGGATAAAGGCTTACAAATCTTTTAGCAAAATTATAAAATTCATTATAACC